ATACTACTATATACTACTATATACTACTATATATAAGTTCTTCTGCCTTATCTAAAGATTAGGGTATCACATTTTCGTTGTCTTTGCAATAGGAATATGATAAAATAAATAAAATAATATAAATAATAAAAATACAGCATAAAAAAAAGGTAAAATAATGGTATCTGTTCTTAGAGAACTAGAGTCAGCAGAACAACAGCATGAGGAAATAAACTTCAATGTTCTGATGTCTGTAAGAGATAATCTAAAAGAGCTAGTAAATAGGAAGTGCAATGAGGATTTCTTGTCTTTCGTTAAGAAGTTTGCTCCTCTTCTTGTCTCCGACTTCGTTATGGGGAAGCATATTGAGCTGATAGCAGAAAAATTACAGAAGGTAGAATCAGGTGAGATTAAACGTCTGATGGTCTTTCTACCACCCCGGTCTTCTAAGTCAGTTATTTGTTCTAAGCTTTTCCCTGCTTGGTATATTGGTAAGCATGCCAACCACGAGATTATGTCCATCAGTCACTCTGATCAGCTAGCTAGTGACTTCGGCAGATCAGTAAGGGATATAGTCAGTGAGGATACCTTCCAGAAGGTATTCAATGGAGTTCTACTAAGGCAAGACGTAAGAGCAGCAGGTAAGTGGAAGACATCAGGCGGTGGTTCTTATTATGCTGCCGGTGTACGTAGTCAGATTGCAGGTCGTGGTGCACACATTGCTATCTTGGATGATGCAATGTCAGAAGAAGATGCAATCTCTAATGCAGGTAGGCGGTACATCAAGGAGTGGTGGCCGTCAGGTCTACGAACACGCCTAATGCCTAACGGTAGAATTATTATTATTAATACCAGATATCACTATGACGATCTATGTGGCTGGTTACTAAAACAAGAAGAAAAGATGGATCTGAGAGAATCAGAGCGTTGGCACGTTATTTCAATTCCTGCTTGGATTGACGAGCCTACCTCTGAACTACTAGGATTACCCGTAGGTAGCAGCTATTTCCCTGAATGGAAGACGAACGATGTCTTACGTCTAGATGAGCTAGAGATTAGATCAACTAATGGATCAAAGTACTGGGAAAGTCTTTACATGCAGAACCCCACACCAGATGAGGGTGGTATTGTAAAAAAGGACTGGATTGAGTGGTGGGATGAAGATGAACCACCAAAATGTGAGTTTGTAATACAAACATATGATACAGCCTTTTCCACCAGTAATACTGCTGATTTTAGTGTCATACAGACATGGGGCATCTTTCACTCAGTAAGTGAGGATCAAGATACTGGCTTAGAGCAGGTAGTAGCCAATATGATCCTCTTAGGGAGTAAGCGTGGAAGGTATGAGTATCCTGATCTAAGACGTATTGCACAAGAACAATACAAAACACACAAGCCTGACATATGTTTAGTAGAAAAGAAAGCTTCAGGGCAGTCTCTGATACAGGACATGAGAAGGTCAGGTCTACCAGTATTGGAGTATATGCCAGATAAAGATAAGACATCAAGACTTCACGCTGTCACCCCTCTCTTTGAGTCAGGTAGAATTTTCTTACCGGAGAATAAACAGTGGGCAGATGAATTAGCAGAAGAAGTAATTACTTTTCCTTATGCACCCCATGACGATCAGGTTGATGCACTAACTATGGCTGCATTGTATCTCAAGGAAAGCTGGCGTATAGAGCATACTGAGGATAAAGATTGGGAAGATGACGAAAACCCTCGGCGCAAACAAAAGAGAGTTGCATACTGGCGAGTTTAATGATATAGTACATACTTAATAGAAAGTATAGGGTGTAAAGTATCTGCTATTATGGCAAATCGTCTTAGACAAACAGTTCAAAGTATCGAAGGTACTCCTGCTGAACAAATAGCGGGAAAGGCATCGAAAGATATTGACATGCGTGCTGGACTTGATAATTTAGCTGGCTTTATTTCTAATACATATAATAGTATGTCCAATTTAGATAAAGCAGCTTTATTTACAGCACCATTTCCAGTCTTAGGAGATATTGTTGGTTTTTCTGCTGATACTAAAACTTTTATAGAAGACCCGACATTGACTAATGCAGGATTAGGTATTGCAGGACTACTTCCATTCGTTCCTTCAGGAACTTTAATAAGAGCAGCAAAAAAAGGCTATGGAGGAGTAAAAGAGGGAGATATCCTTGGTGCTGGTGTAGGTGGTCTTAATACACTAGCTTCTGGTGCTAAAAAAATAGGTTCTGAATTATCTAACAGTAGAGTTACAGAAAGATTATTTCATGGTACTCCTATTCCAGATATTAAAAAACTAAAACCAAGTAAAGAAGGTGTACTAGGTGATGGTGTTTATCTTACTCCTGATCCAAAATTTGCTTCTAGTTATGCAGAAGGAGATACTGGAAATGTTATACCAGTCTTTGCTAAACTTACAAATCCTTTAAGAATAAAACATCAAGGTGATGGTGATCCTTCTGCCGCTACCCTTATAGCTTTAGGAGTTCCTAAAGAAAAAGCATTTAAGATTGTAGAAAAAGCCTATGAAGAAAAAGGTAATATAACAAAACAAATAAGCTCTAGAGCAAAAAAACAAGGTTATGATTCTATTATTTTAGAAAATAAAGAGGGTGGTATACAAGAAATAGTTTCATATAGACCAGACAATATATATCCTACTACTGATTCAGCAGAAAATATTTCAAAAGAAACACAAAATTTTGTAGATCGTATGCTAGAAAAAGATATTTATCCCAATGATCCTGAGTTTTATAAATTACAAAAAGAATTTATTGAAGATGTGGAAATAGTTAATAGATACGCTGGCGGTTCTGTAGTAGAACGTAACCCATATGCTAATTATCAATCAAAGGCAATATAAAACATGGCAACAGAACGTAATCCCTTCGATCAAATTCAAATGGGTGAACTATCTATTGAAATTGAATCATCTACAGGTGTAGACGAAGATGGCAATGAAGCATTCATGGAGGTTGATCCTGAAGATGGTGGTATAGTTGTAGAGTTTAAACCACCAGAAGACGAACGATCCAAAGTGCAGCAGAAGGAAGAACCAGAAGAGTTCTACCGTAATCTAGCAGATGATATGGATGACGATCTTCTGGAAGATATTGCCTATAAGGTTATTGAAAATTTTGAAGCTGACAAAGACTCTCGTTCTGAGTGGGAAAGCATGTTTGAGCGTGGCTTTGATCTACTCGGTCTAAAGCTAGAAGAAGCTTCAGAACCCTTTGAAGGAGCATGTACAGCAGTACATCCGATCCTTATTGAGTCAGCCGTTAAGTTCCAATCTAAAGCAACACAGGAGCTATTTCCTCCTGCCGGTCCTGTTAAATCCCAGATCATTGGTGATAAGACAGAAGAAAAAGAAGCTCAAGCTGAACGAGTTAAAGCATTTATGAACTATCAGATCACAGATCAGATGGGTGAATACTTTGACGAATTTGAACGTATGCTGTTCCACCTACCCCTTATTGGTTCAGCTTTCAAGAAGACATACTTTGATAAGAGCCTTAATCGGCCTGTCTCTGAGTTTGTTCCTATTGATCAATTTTATATCTCATACTACGCTACGGACCTGCGAAGAGCAGATCGTTATACTCATGTGATTTATCGTAGTCCAATCGAAATGCAACGTGATACAGTCGCAGGTATGTATGCCGACGTTGACTTACCAGAAGCTTCTATGCCAGACCAATCGGCAATGGCACAGAAGATGGATACGATCTTGGGTCTTTCTCCTTCTTCACAACATGACCCACAGTATGTTCTACTAGAACAGCACTGCTATCTGGACCTCCCAGAACCTTTCCAAGAGGATGACGGTCTGTCTCTACCTTACATTGTTACGATTGATTATAAATCACGACAGGTTCTGTCTGTACGTCGTAACTACGATATTAAAGATAAGCGACGTGAAAAGAAAATATTCTTTACTCACTATCGCTTTGTTCCCGGCTTTGGTTTTTATGGCTTGGGATTAATCCACTTCCTCGGCAATCTAACAATGACAGCTACAGCAGCAATGCGTGGTCTGGTCGATGCTGGTCAGTTTGCTAACCTACCCGGCGGTTTTAAGGCTAAAGGTCTACGTATAGTAGGAGATAATGACCCGATTGCTCCGGGGGAGTGGAAAGAAGTTGAGGCTGTAGGTAATGATCTATCTAAAATGATCATTCCTCTTCCCTACAAAGAGCCATCACAGACTCTTTTCCAGATGCTTGGTTTTGTCTCTAATGCAGCACAAAAGTTTGCTGATAGTACAGAACAGGTTATCTCTGATGGAGCTAGTTATGGTCCTGTAGGAACAACTATGGCTCTC